AGACAATTAAAAACGATAATACAACGAATAAAAATATGATATACAATTACAAATCTTTTGGGTTAGAAGTAAAAGATGTTGATGCGAAAAGTGGGGTAGTAAGTGGTTACTTCTCTGCCTTTGGTATGGTAGATAGTGATGGTGACATCATTATGCCTGGAGCATTTAAAAGGTCAATTCAAGATTGGGGACCAGAGGCAAAGGGTAGGATTAAGCACTTACTAAACCACGACCCGTCTAAGCCATTGGGAAAGCCTATCGTAATTAAAGAAGATAGTTATGGACTCTATTACGAGTCAAAAATAGGCACTCACCAACTTGGTAAGGACTTTATCAAGATGGTAGAGAGTGGACTGATTGCAGAGCATAGCATTGGTTTTAAAACACTGAGAGAGCAAAAAGGGTCAACTGCTAATGAGATACACGAAGTAATGTTATTTGAAGGCTCAAGTTTAACAGCTTGGGGTGCAAATGAGAATACACCATTATTAGGATTAAAAAATATGGGTAACGTAGAACAGGTTAAGGATCAAATCAAAGCATTTGAGAAGTTTATTCGTGATAGTGATGTCACTGATGAGACAATCGACCTATGCTTAATAAAAGTAAAACAACTCGCACAAGCAATAGAGATGATGAGTAGCACTGCTCCAGTCATTGCGACAGAGCCGCAGCAAAAAGAAGCTGAATTGCCAGTGGGTTCATTTATATCAATAATTAATAAAATCTAAAAAATGAGCGATTTAAAAGCATTCGAATCTGCCCTCGAATCAAAATTGGCAGAACAAAAAGCTGAGGTTGCAAGTGTAACCGAGAAGGCTGCAAAGGCATTTGACTCTAAGGTAGAGCAAATCAACGAGCAAATGGAGAAGTCTAACAAATCTCTTGCTGAAGCAATCAACGAAGTAAAAGAAGCTAAGGCTGCTTTTGGTAAGTTGAGCGCAAACGCTGAGAAGAAAGTTGCAACTTCATACGCTGAACACGTAAACAACATCAAGGCTGAGATTGGTTCTGCAATCGAAAAAGGCTGGAACGAAATCAAAGCTGCTGCACGTAGCAATGGTAAAGGTTTCTCTGCTGACATCGATTTGAAAGCAGTAGGTGTAATGACCATCGGTAACAACTTGACTGGTTCTGTTTACACATCTTATGTTGACAACCCAGCTCTTCGTAGCTTCGTTAACCCACACCTTAGAAGTGTGTTTAACATCATCCCAGTATCAACTGGTTCAGTATCTTTCCCAAGAGGTAACACTCCGGTAGGTGAAGGTTCTTTCGGTAAGCAAACTGAAGGTTCTGCAAAGCCACAAGTTGATTACGATGTAACAGTTGTAAACACTGCGTTGTCTTTCATCGCTGGTTATGCTAAGGTATCTCGTCAAATGATTGATGATTTGCCATTCTTACAAGCATACCTTCAGCAGTCATTGATTGAAGATTTCCAAAAGGCTGAAGATACTTATTATCTTAACGCTATCGCATCTTCTGCAACTGCTGGTTCTTCTTCTGGTGCTAACACCGCTGAGAAGTTCATCGACTACGTTGCACAACTTGGTGCATTGAACTGGACTCCAAACCTTGCTTTGACTACTCACGCTGGTTGGGCATCATTGTTGAAAACCAAGCCAACTGACTATTCACTTCCTGGTGGAATGGTTATTGACAACAATGGTAACGTAAGAATCGTAGGTGTACCAGTTATTCCTCACTCTTTGGTTACTGCTTCTAAGATCTACGTTATGGACACTACTAAGTTCGCTATTGCTCAGCAAAGCGGTCTTGCAGTTCGTTCTACCGAGTTCGATCAAGATGATTTCATCAAGAACCTTATCACTTTCAGAGCAGAAGCTCGTTGCGAACTATTGCAGTTCCAGCCTTCAGCTGCTATATACGGTGCTATCTAAGGTTTATAAATATAGGGGAGGGAGTTTCTCTCCCCTTATTTTAACTTATGAACTATATTATCATAGGGGCAATGGATGGAGTTAGCTTTGACAATATATTTGATAAGCTAACAAAAGATGATGTTGCCTTATTTGTGGAGCCTATACCACATCAGTTTAAGAAACTGCAAGAAAACGTAGAGAAACTACCTTGTAAGGTATATTTAGAGAACTCGGTTGTTAGTGATAGGGTAGAGGACATTGTGATGGCATATTTGCCTGATGCTGAGGATTTTTTGGGAGGGTGTAGTAGTGTAGTTAAATTTGGCACACCACTCAATAGATATTTGGCTAAGATAGATGAGTTGACTTACCACGAAGCAAAGGCGGTAACATTTGATATGTTATGTGAGAAGTATGGGTTTAATGAGGTTGATTATGTGCAAGTGGATTGTGAAGGGTATGACCAAGTAATTGTTGATAGCATTGATATTAACAAGTACAAAATAAAACAATTAAAATTTGAGACTCATTACGTTGATAATGAGTTTTTAGAATATTTCGAGAAAAAAACTAACCCAACTAATATTATAAACTTAGAAGCTGACATTATCTATGAATATACTTTTTAGCATACACTTATATCCTCCTCAGCATCTTTGCGGTGCTGAGATGATGTCTCATAGAATAATAAAAAATTTACAGAGTAAAGGGCATAATGTAAGGGTTTTACTGCATCAAGCAAATCACTATAAAATTACTACTACATATACTTACGATGGTGTGGATGTATTTCCTCCAAACGCTAATGTTATAGAGAATTTATTTAGATGGAGTCATTGTGTTTTTACACATTTAGACTATACAAGATGGACAATAGGTGCTGCTGGACTTTATAAAAAACCATTATTTCATTTAATCCATAATACACATACTTACCCAGAGATTATAAATGCTATGAGTTCTCAACATATAGTGTATAACTCTTTATGGGCAAAACAAAAATTGGGTTACAAATGGAGTAACTTTATACTCACACCACCTACTGACTATCGTGATTTTGAATTAGGGGTTGATAGTGCTGATAATGAATACATTACGCTTATTAATCTTAATGAAAACAAAGGCGGTGAGATATTTTATCAGATTGCGAAGGCTATGCCTCACAAGAAGTTCTTAGGTGTAAAAGGGTCTTATGACGAACAAATTATTAAAGACTTGCCTAATATAACTTATATTGACAAAACAACTAATATACTTTCGGTTTATCAAAAGACTCGCATACTTCTTATGCCAAGCAAATATGAGAGTTGGGGTATAACTGCTACGGAGGCGATGTGTTGTGGGATTCCAGTGATTAGTACAGAGGCAGAAGGACTGAAAGAAAATTGTGCCAAGGCTGGTATATTTATAAAGGATAGAAATGATATTGAAAGCTGGGTTAAAGAAATTACGAAACTTGACGATGCCAAAGCCTACGCAGCAGCATCAAAAAAAGCAAAAGGAAGAGGAAGAGAACACGACCCAAGAAAAGCACTTGATGAGTTTGAGCAGTGGCTCAGAGAAGAAGTTAATAAATACAACGGATAAGTATGGCGATTTATATAGATAGTATCATAGTCACCGCTGATGCAAGTGTAGAGCCAGTGAGCCGCACACAAGCCAAAGATTGGATGAGAATTACCTATAATACTGACGATACTTTGATTGACGAGCTTATTACAAGCTCAAGAAAGCATTTAGAGAAGCTAACTGGCTTATCACTTGTTAACAAGACAATTAAGAGCTATATTGAACTAACTGGTGAAGTACCGGCGGTTTGGATGGTAGATTTGCCTTATGGACCACTTGGATGTATTGACTTAGTTAGATACAAGAGTGGGATAAATATGTGGGATACATTGGATATAAATGAGGACTACGAGAAGATAGGTAATAAGTTGTGGTTCTATATGGGTGGCACTTATGAGATTACATACCAAGCTGGTTATGGTAGCATACCAGCAGATTTGGAGAACGACATCCTAACCCTTGTGGCTTGGATGTACGAGAATAGAGGTAAGAAAATGAACGCTGATCCAAAAGCAAGTATTTCACAATACCCATATTGGGATGGTCTTAACTATCATCAATATAAAAAAGTAGTTATATAATGGCATTAATGACCGTTAACATAACTGGAATTGATAAAGCATTATCTGGTGTAAAATCAAATTATGATAAAATCATAACTGAAATAGACCACGAGATGAATGCTTCTGTTGAGTTAATGGCAACAAATGCTAAACAAGCATTTGAATTGGATTTACCAGAGATTAGAAATTCAATAAGGTCTAAAAAGAATGCATTGTTGAATTATAGTTTAATTGCTGGTGTTGGAAATAGTCCACTTGCTGCTTACATTGAATTTGGTACTGGTAGATATTTTAGTCAATATCCAGGAAAAGAAAAAGAATGGCAAGATTTAGCAAGAAACTATTATAAAAATGGTAAAGGTCAAACAAGACCTCATCCATATTTATATCCATCTTTTAAAAGTGGATTAGTATCATTAATAACTAACATTAAACAAGTAATTAAGAGAGGATGATTGATTGCGCAAATAATGTTAGAACTATATATGTCAATGCCTTAAATGGCAATTTGTCTTACAATGGCAAAGACGTGCCAGTTTACGGACAAACTCCATTTGATACTACACCACAAAACTACGTAGTGATAGGTAACATAAATGAGGTAAGTGATAACACTAACCATTCATTTGGTAACAATGTAGAAGTAGTGGTTGATATATTTAGTGAGCAGTATAGAGTAAATGACTTAGGAGTGGTTGATAGTATTGCATCACAAATTTTAAATATACTTATACCTGACAGTCAGGTAGATGGATTTGATGATGCTAATTTTGAGGTTTTCCCAATAGGAAGATCAAGTTCAAGATACTTGCCATTACAAGATGGCGATAATTATGTAGCAAGAAAAATTATAACAATAAACAATTTAGTTAACCAAAAATAAAAGTAAAAATGGGACAAGTATTAGGATCATTACAAAACATTGAAATCGATATTACCAATGTTGGTAGCACTGGTTTCAAAAACCTTGTTTGCTTGAGAACATCTTCAGTAAACACAACTATGGATGCAACTACTGAGCAAACTAACTGCGGAGTATTAACAAGTGTTGCAGAGCCTCTTATGAGCTTAGACTTCGATGCAATTTGCGAAGTTTCTCCATCTGGATCACAAATCTCTTATGAAGATTTATTGACTTGCGTAAAGAACAAGACTATTGTTATGGTTAGAGTTCAAAACCCAACAGTAACTGGTTCAAGTGAAGGTGCTGCTTATTATCATAGATTTAGCGGATACATCACCGATTTGACTTGGAATCAATCAACTACTGAATTTATAAACTTCTCTGGAACAATCCAATCTACTGGTGCTTTGGATGTTGACCCAGCTGCTTAATTTAACTTATGAATTATACTACTATTACTATTAACGACGAAAAGGTCGGACTTAAATTTGGGATGGCTTCGTTCAGATACTTGTCTGATAAGTTTAAAGATGGCATCTCTTTTGAAAATGGCGAACTAAATGAGATTGGAGTAGCACACTTGGTTTATAGTGGCTATTATAATAACTGCCTTGTAAAAGGTGTTTTGCCTGAAATGACATTTGAAAACTTAGTAGATTATATTGAAAAGAATATGGTAAAATCTGAGTTTCTT